AGGTTGTTGGGAACACTGACTGCCGTTCCATTGATGGTCAGCGTGTCACCGGAAGCATCCCCAAGCGTGGTACTGCCTGCAACATTCAAATTGGTCCCAATGTATGCGGCCTTGGCCACGCCTAAACCGCCGTCCGTCTGGATCGAGCCAGTGGTCGTGCTGCTGGAATCCGTCGTGCTGTCCACGGTCAACGAGCCGGTCAGCGTCTGATTGCCGCCGATGGTCGCATTGCCCGCCAAGAACAGGTTGCGAGGACGTGTCGCACCAGACGCACCGATGTCGTAGGTGTTGTCGGTGAAGATCAGGTTGCTGGTGATCGTGCTGTTGATGGTGATGTTGTCAGCAGCGGCGTCACCAAGCGTGGTGTTGCCTGTAGAAGATAGCGTCGTGAAAGCACCCGCAGCAGGGGCAGCCCCACCGATCGTAGTTCCATCAATCGTGCCACCGTTAATATCCGTCGTGGTCAGTACTGAAGATGCAAGCGTTACTACCCCAGTTGAATCAGCAATAGAACCCGCAGCCGTACCGTCCTTGGCCTTAATATTCGTGACTTCAAGATTCGTCAGATCCGCCGTCGTGGCATTCAACTGAGCTACACCAGACACATTGTTTGAGTCATCAATCGTGACGCCGGAGTTTTGAATAACCTGACCAGTGGTCGAATCAAACCGCACCACCGCATTGTCCGTAGCAGAGGCCGGACCCACCACACCTACAATCTCATAGTCCGTCCCGTTAAACGCAACCAGACCCGTGGTCCCCGGCAGGAAAGTCACGCCCGTCTGGCCAGTTGCCTTGATGGTCAGGTTGTAGGTCGCATCCGCGTTGATGATCCGGTAAGACCGAGCCGAAGCAGGGGCCGTGATCGTAGAAGCCTGAGCCAGAGAAGAGACCTTGATCGTTGCATACTGCGCCGTACCAGCCGCAATGTTCGTGGCACTCGCATTACCCTCAGTCAACGAAATCGTCAACGCACCAGTCGTAAAGTCCGAACTGGTTAGAGAGTTCATGCCCGCGATCGCAATATCGAGATAATTCGTCAGGCCGTTGTTGGTTATATCACCCCATGTTCCGGCTTCAGTTCCGGTGACTGGGAGGGGGAGATCGAGTAGCGTGCTGCGGTTAATCGTCATTTAAAGCTCCTAATTCTGGGTCTGGATGTTCTGCCAAGAAGGCGCTCCAGAAGTGTTTACATTTTGCCATGTAGTAGTGCTGGAGTCATTAACGTTCTGCCACGAAGCAGATTGTGAGTCGTTGATAATGTTCCACAGATAAGCGCCCGTAATCTGGTCTGTTCCCACGGCATTTTCAACCACCGACGGGACAAACACAGCCACCGCAGAAACCGTTTCAGTACCGGCCCCCTGCTCAACCACAGACACTGGGAACACCGCAAGTGCAGAGACTGTCTCAGTCCCCGTTGAAACTTCCACAACAGAAGCTGGATATACCAGCAAGGCACTGACTGTTTCAGTGCCAATCCCCACCTCAAAAGCGTCGCAGTTAAACGCAACCGAAGAAGAGATTTCCTCCAGCCCAAGCCCAACCTCTGCGATAGATGGTGCAAAGACTGCACCAGCGGAAACCGTTTCAGTTCCCACCGAACTCTCAAGCACCGAGACTGCGTAGATTGGTAGAGCTGAAACACTGTCCGCACCCGCTGAACTCTCAACCACAGACACCGGGAAAATAACCAGCGCTGTTACCGTTTCTGTACCAACCGAGACCTCGACCACCGAAGCCCCGAAAACAATCAGACTTGAAACCGAATCAACACCAACTGAAATCTCATTTGCCGAGGCATTAACAACCGCACCAGCGGAAACCGAATCTACACCTGTAGAAGACTCTTCAGCCGTCCGGTCATAGACCGAAAGACCCCAAGCACCTTCACCCCAAGCGCCAGATCCCCACCCGCTGACATCGGACATCAAGCCTCCTCAAGCTCGTCTTCCGCAAACCAACGGCTCTGAACCACTCCGTCAAGATCCACCCAAGAAACCAAGTAGAAGAAGTTACCGTCCTCGTCCATGCGCAGCTTAGTCACCGGACCTTCAGGAACGACAGCCTTCACACGGACATTCTGGTCTTTAATAAATTTGGTCGCCATCATCTGCTCCTTAAGGCGTTGCGTCGAGGCTGAACTGGTAGGTCACATTCAGCGTGTCCCCGGATACAACAGATCGGTCACCGGGAGACTGGAAGTCAGAAGCCGAAAACAAAACACCAGAGGTGCCTGTATCCACCGAAGCTAAAAACGCGCCTGCCACAGTTGTGGTTCCGGTGATGCTGAATTGAGCAGCGTTCCCCGAGTTGCTCACCACCGAAGGATCGGCAGTGGAAGGGGTTCCAAAAGTTACAGACTTACGGTTGCCTGAGTAGTTGGTGTCCTCTGTCCAGCCAGCGTGGGAGGCCAAGGTGTCTGCTGCGGCAATCGTTGTACCCGATCCGGGGCCGGTAATCAAACCCAAATACCAAGCGGCGGTGTACCCGCTGCCTTTGAAGTACTTGTTGTTCATATCCTGCAGACCCTCATTAACTACGAGGTTCTCTGCCTTGTCTTCCCACTTGAGGTTTCCATCTTTGTCATAGCAACGGAAGTGGTAAACGCCGCCGCCAGAAACTTTGTTGGTAATCATGTCCTGCTCCTATGCGAGTCTGATGAGCGCAGTCGTGCTGCTGGTTGCTGGAAATTGCACAGTGAACGTCGTTGTAGATGTCCTGTCTGCGCCAAAGTCTAAAACACAAACGGCGGGGTTGGTAGTTCCGTTAAATTTGTAAATCAGCGCACCACGGGCAGTAAAAGCTGCTGACCATGAAGTGTTTGCAAAATTAACAAACGAGGTTCCTGAAGATGCGCCAACGGTTGCAGTAATAACGTTCCCCCCTGCGGTATAACCAGAAGCTACTACTTCCCCCGTAGATGTGTAAGCAGTCGTAGAAGCATCGAGGGACGCGTTGTTGGTGTACAGGGCAATCTTAAAAGTGTCTGCACCAAAATCAACGTCACCATTCAGAAGCTCCGTCTTGAATGAGTTGCAGGTAAAGTTTCCAGTAAATGGCATATCAGTTCACCGGAAATCTAGCTTGTCCAGAACGGTACGCATCACGACGCTCCATTCCATCACCAAGTCGTTTAGCCAGAATCATCGCTTCTTCGTAGCGCTTGTTGTACCCGGCAATCACATCAGGCTCGCCCTTCATGTAGGTATATGCCTCAACCAAAGAGCCGTAGAGAAGTGCCGAGTCAAAGTTATCGCCAAGCCATGTCTGCCCAGAAGCCGCCGTTGTAATTGACTCGGGGTAGTAGAAATAGTGTAGCTCCACCGAATAAGCTGCGTCAGGGGTTGGCCCCAAAATAAAAGTCAGCTCGTTGGTGATAACCGGCGGAGAATCATTCGTTGTCGTCGGGCCAAACAAAGCGTAGTACTTAGGAATACCTGTGGTAGCTGGATTTGGGTAAGACTGTCGAATGAAGTTGACATCTTTATTCAACAGGTATTCATACGCTCCTGTGTTATCAATCACAGCCATTGAGTAAACAGCTAAAAAATCTGAAGGGCTGGAAAGATACTTGTTACTTGCTGTTGTGGTTGCGGTGACATTTTTACGAAGCGATGGAAACTGAACCGAGTTAAATATCCGCTGTTCGGCCTGTTGAATGAAGGTGTCGATCTGCTCTTTGGCTGTGAGCGTGACCGTACCTGACCCCGTAGAAGAGGCGAATGACCCCGCTGGGAAGTCATTTTCTGTATAACCCTGAATGGTTTTGAACAAAGTAGCGTAGTTCATACCCTGTTGCCCTTACTTGAGTTATGAACCCCGGGTATTACTTGTAAATTCCATGGTACATGAAACCCAGACACTAATTTCCCATTTAACGGAACAATGTGATCTACGTCCCATTGAAACCCGAAAAGTTTGGTCCGCAGAACGGCAAGATCATATGCTTGTTCCATGAGCCATTTGTCGTCATCAGTCAACCATTTTGGGGTGCGCTGTTTTTTGCGAAGCTGCCTAAAACGAGTGTTAGCTATGTCACGATGCTTGTTGTTTAGACGCCAAGCTTTGCGAGCTTCCTTCATTTTTTCTTTATTTTTTTCCATCCATTGGGCAATACGAAGTTTGCACGCTTCCTTGTTTTTTTCAGCGTACTTCTTCTTTGCCTCCCTAACCTTTTCTGGGTTAGCAGCGGCCCATTCGTAAACTTTTTCAAGCTTACGCGGATCTTTTGGGTCTCTGTACGGCATGTTTTTTAGCCAAGCTTCTTAGAAGAGTTCGTGCCTTTGGTAGCCGCGCCAGTGCCACGGGTTTTCACCGTCTGAGTATTAGGCACATTGTTTGGGTATCCTGCGGTGTTAGGCACAGGTACCGACTTTGGTTGTTTGTATTCCATGAGATACTCCTAAACTGTTGTAACCGTTACGGTTCCGAGCGCAATGCCAAGAGCCAATGCATTTGGGGTTAGCTCCTCGTCAAATCCTCTAGAACCGCCTACTGGATACCATCCCCACTCAATAATTCTACTACCACCTGACACATCTCCGTCTACATCTACACCAGAAGTTACATAAGAAATATCTGGTCTGGGTTCACGGACTGCCTGCGGATCTTCAACCGGGAACTCACCCAACATCAACTGCGGCTGGTCTGGTTCCCAACATTCTGGGCAGACCTTGATGTTAACAATTTCTCCTTTAATGACAAGCTTCTGCAGCTCCTTGAGCTTATAACGAAACCCGCATCTATCGCACTCCGCAATCGAGTGCTTGCCAGAAGAAAACTTATTGCCCATGTTAGTAGATGTTCATGATGCGGGGCACAAACCGCACTGCTGCCTTTTCACGATCTTCACCTGCAGCCAGACCAAACGCCTCATCGTAGTCTGCTTTCAACATCTGCAGCCGCTGCTCT